TCTCTTAAGTAAGCAACGTCTTCAATACCGTTATATTCCATACCTTTTGCTGATTCAATACGAGTTGATTGGTCATTACCTCTTACAGGAATGTAAAAGTCTTCCATCATGTTCATCATATTGAACTTCAAGTTATATTGGCCGGTTTGTGGGTCAACATAAGGTACTTTTTTAAGTTTTTGTACTGTTTTTTGCATAAATGCTTCTACCTCATTCGGAGGAATAGCACCTACATTCATATAGAAAATACGTTTTTCAGGAGCGCGAACAATTCTATGAATCAACATCGCATCTTCCATTAAAACCATTTGTTTAAATATCTTACGGCCTGGTTCTAGGTAACTTCTACCATAAGGTAAATAGTTAACGTCACTTATTAATCTGAAGTGAGCCATTTCGTAATTTTCAAAGTAAATATCCGCTGTAGCGGTACCTAACGCGTATTGTGTTTGTGGTGTTGTGATACCAGATACACTTGTTGGGTCATATTTAAATCTTACATAAGTAGGATTATTAATATCTGTACCTTCTTCTCTAATAATTGAATAAGCTGAGAATGGTATTACATTATACACACCAAATTTTTCAGCAATTTCTAATTTAAGATAAAAATCACCATACTTACACATGTTACGAGCCCAACTCCATAAGTTGAATTCGATATTTAACACATCATAAAATAAGTTGTATAATATCTTTTGAATATTTTCGTCTGCTGAACGAATATGGAGCATTTCACCATGCTCATTTTTTAAAGTACACTCATCAGCAATGATACCTAGTGCAGATGCTACAATAGCGTCTGTATCCATTGATTCATAGTCTGTATAAAGTTGTACTCTTAATGTTTGATAGTTATAAACGTTGTTAACGTTGTAAATACCAGCACCAGATGTAGTGTAGATTTTAGTAAATCTATCAACCAATGCATTAGTTTGTAAAGTACCTAACGATTGTATACGATCTGTATCTATTACTCTTAATTCATCACCTCCTACATTGCGAATAACGACATCTGAGGAGAATAATCGTTTAAGATTGTCAAATAATCCCATAATTTTCTGTATATGTTATAAATATTTGTTTTATACCAACCAGCTAATGTCTTCCATCTGTCCTGCGCCATTATCCATTTGCCATGGGTTGGAATTTTGAGGACTATGTGGTGAGTACATGCTACTTGGCCCGGTATTATACGAAACTCTTCCTATACCTCCAAGTGAGGCTCGAGTTAAGTCCATACCTGTTTGAGAGAACTTTAAAGCAGTGTCACGTAAGAACATACCAATACCAAATGCCATTATAAGGTCATCATTATACCCATCATTGGCTTGAGCTTTACCATGTTTCCAAACAAATGTTCTTAATTCTTCTAATGTGCGACGTGATTGTATAATACAAGCTCGTTCACGCATGTATGCTTCTAATTTTGAAATAACAAGCGGTCTTGTTTTAGTTGAGTTTGTGAATCCAGGTACTAAGTTATTATCATTTCTGCTTAAAAAATTATCCATTGTAATATTAGCAGTATCTGATTTAGATGAGTAGTAAACGTTTTGGTATCCTCTATCTAATATTGTTTGTATTGTATCCCAACCTATATTAGCGTTTTCTACCACTAATAAGGCGTTATTCCATTCGGTAGCTATAGATACTAATAGATGACCGTAGTCTCTAGTACCAAGTTGTCCTTTATATTCTTCTACTTGTTTAGCATTTTCAATATCAATAACATGGCACGCGGAATAGTCTTTACCATCACCACGAGCAACGTCAGCCACTACAATATAGTTTTTTGAGTAGTCAGGATATTCCCAACGCCATAAATTACCATCAAATCCTCCTTTAGCTATTGGATCTGCTTGGTATGTTTGAATATAGAAATTTAAAATATCAGGTTCAACAACTGTATCACCTGAAGTTGTAAAGTCACAGTCACACTCTTGGGCAGCATTTCTAACTCCCAAAATAGCATCTTGTTCATCTCTCCATTTTTGAGTTCGTTCTGGATGTACTGTCCAAGGTAATTTTATTGATGTAAATCCGTTTTTACCTTCTTCACCTCCAATAAATGTTCTATGGAACCAGTTACCTGTACCAAATGGAGTTGAAATAGCTATACATTGTCCTCCTGTAGCTAAGGTTTGTTGAGCAGAAGCGAATATCTCATCTATACCTTCAATAAACGCAGCCTCATCTAGTAACAGTAATGATACGGCTTCAGATCTACCTGCGTCGCCTGTCGCACCAATTGCTTTAATTTGAGATCCGTTACTTAATTTTAGACTTAATTTGTTATTTTCTATTGCTTTTAATTGTAACCAAGTAGGTAAGTTATCATAAGCAAATTTTACTTTGGTAACCATGTTTTTTGCAGTTTCCTGCTTGGTAGCGATACAAAGTATATTTTTATCTTTCTGGAATAGCATTAGCCAAAGTGAATAAGCAGAAGATAAGGTAGATATACCTAACTGTCTTGACTTATTTACAATGCTGTATTTATTCTTTTTTAATTGATGTAATACACCCTCTTGGAATGGGTATAAATTAAATTGGATACGGCCACGTTGTGGGTGTTGTATCCAATAATATTTTTTCATGAAATAAACAGGATCAGTAGCGCACTTAACATATTCCTGTTTAATTATATCCTTTATATTCTGTTGTTCACTCATATACTTTGTTGTATATAAATATATAAAAAAAACCTGACCTTACGGGGTCAGGTTAGAGAGCTATAATACCGAGACTATAGCGGGGCAAATGACTTAGGGCAGATCTTACGGTATGCAGTTAAGTACTATTATTTTGCTAGCATTAGATATATTAAACCACCAGTTATTAAACCAGCTCCAATTTTAGTGAACTTGTTTTTAGCTTTTAGTTTTGTATTTTCTAATTGTAATGTATTATATTGGAATTTCCAATCTTTAATTTGTGTTTGTTGGTTAACCATAATGTTTTTATAGGTATTTTCCTTAGAAACATACTTAGCAATAACACTATCTTTAACAGTAACTTTTTCTTCTAATGTGTTGATAGATGAATCTTTAAGTACTATAATTTGTTTAGCACCATCTAATTCTACTAAATCCTTAGCAACGCTCACTAATACTGGTTGTGCTACAGGTAATGGATTAGTTACTGTATCTTTAGGATAACGTTTGTTAAGTGAACTAATTAGTTCTTGTTCTGAATAAGAGTCAATGTTGTTTTTTTCAACTTCAATAGTTTCAACAATTTTGATTACTTTTGCTTTTTGATGATCTACTTTATATTGTAACTCAACAGCTACTAAATCTAAAGAATCTATTTCAGCATCTTCTTTAGCAATTACTAATTGCATGCTATCAACAGCATGTACTAAACTATCTTGTTTTGCTTTGAATTCACTTGTTAGTCCAATGTTAGTTACTTTATCAAAAGCAAACCATAACATAATTAAAAGTAAAATAACTGGTAAAATGTATTTTTTCATAATATTTAAATTTCTTCTTCTCCGTCTAATTTGATTGGTTCATCATCAATTCCTAAAGCTTTTAATTCATCATCATCACTTTTCTTCTTTTTACCTGCTATTGTAGGCATTGTTGGTTCATCTAATGCTTTAAGAAGTTGTTTAAGAACATTCTTAGTATTTGTAGGTGTGAACTTATATTTGTCAAGATCATTTAATACTTTAACATATGCTACTTGATCTTCTGATTTTAATGCTTTAAGAGCATCTACAAGTTGACTAATTAATTCAGGTAATGCTTCTTTAGCTGCTTCTTTAGATTTAAGATTAGCAGATTTAAAATCAGCACTTGACATTCCTCCGTCTTCAGCTTCTTTAACTACACGACCTGTTTTCATAGTTGATGTAGCGTACTTCTTAATAATTTTATCTATTAATCCTGAGTAGCTATTAAAGAAATCTCCTACTTTAGAGTTTAATGGAGTTGCTTTTGGTAATTTAAGTTTAGCTAAATCTTTTTCTGTTGGGCCTTCTTCATCATCTTTATCCATTGCTTTTCTACCCTTAAGATTTGATTTACCAATAAACATATCTTCAGCATCACCATAATCACCAAAATAACCACCTTCTTCTTCATCAGGAGCAGTTTCTGGTTTTATAGTTGTTGCTTGTAACAATTGATTACGAATATCAGGAGTGAAAGACCAGTTAACACCTGGAGCTGAATTTTTCTCAATGTCACTTTTTAATAGCTCAACATCCATAGGTTTAATACCTTGTTCTTTAGCTTGAGCTAAAAAGTAGTTAATAACTTGTTGTTTTCTATCTGTCTTATAATTAGATGGAGTTTTAATTCTATCTTTAAGTTCTGGAAAGTTTGGGTTTAATTTATATTTTTCTTTAGCGACACGAGCCATTTCCTTTACAGGAACTTTAATTTTAAGCTTCGCCTCAGTTATAAACTTTTTGTAATCGAAATCTGCCATGATTGTTGTTGTTATGTTAATAAATATTTTATTTTAAAGCGTCTAATACAGTTTTTACACGATCTTTAGTTGAACCATGTAATATTACTAATTTTTTAGGTGGAAATAATGATAATAAACGCAATATTTCTTGATTAATATCAGCTCTATATTCAAGATTTGTTTCTCTTACACCATTATCTTCCATTTCTACACCAACTGGTTCAATATAGAATACAATATCATATTGTTCTCTTAATGTCATTGCTGCATTTACAAATTGAGATTTATCATGTGTAGCAATAGATTTAGCTAACATTGTAAATGAACATACATCCCATATTGTTCTATCTGTTAATATATTTTCATGTAATAATTCACTAGCGCGTTCAGCTAAAAATACAAATTGACCATTAACAGTCGAATCAGTATTTAATGGAATACCTAAATCACGTAAGTATTTGCTACGTTCAGTAGCAGTTTTATAATTTTTAAATTCAGCAGTTTTAGCCAACGCTTTAACTAATGTTGTTTTACCAACTGACATTGTACCACATAATCCTATTTTCATACTAGTTATTTGATATAAATATTAATTAGAGACGTGTATCAAATTTTGGGTCTTTTGCTGGTGGTACACCATTTGAATCACGTTTACGATCCATAAATTCATCTTTAGTATACTGAATACCGAATAACCAATATTCTTTTTTACCATCTGGATAAACTATCGCTGGCTCTTCCCAATTATGAAGTTTACCATCTAGATGGTACACAATTTTACCATCAACTGTTTTCATTCGTTTTACTCCTGTATCTTTTGCCATGTTATTTTTATTTAATTAAATATAAGTTATCTATCCGGGTTA